GCAAGTGGTAAAACTGAATTATGGTTTGAGTTTCTTATAAACCTTTCGTGTTTACATAATTGGAATCACGTTGTATTCTCACCGGAAACGGGAAGCGCAGCAGAAATTTACGCAGAACTTTGTTACAAGTATATCGGTAAACCATACACGGAAGGCGAATATTCAATGACAAACGCAGAACTTGTAAAGGCTCAAATGTTTATTGACGAGCATTTTATAGTTATTGACCCAATAGATGACGATTTAACGCTGCCAAAGTTTTATGAATTAGTAGATGAAATTGAACGTAAACACGAAATAACAATTCATACTACGACAATAGACCCTTGGAATGAACTAACCGAAGAGTTTAAACACGAAGACTTAGGACGAGAAGATAAATATTTGAGTAGGATATTAGGATTAGCACGAAAGAACGCACGTAAAACCAACCGCCATAACTGCATAATTAACCACGTTCGAGACCAACCAATGGTTCACGCTAAAACAATTGCAGGAACTGAAATTAGTTATTTTCCTATTCCTTCAGCTCGTGACTTTGCAGGTGGTCAAGTATGGTTCCGAAAAGGTTTAAGCGTTTTAATACCTTGGAGACCACCAAAGGATTTATTGTTAGCAGATGGAACTGGAGCGCAAGAAAATGAAGTACATTTAAAAGTTGCTAAAAGCAAACCAAAAGGCGTATCAAAAAACGGAATCTACAAAATGTACTTAGACATTCAAAAATATCAGTATTATATGTTAGATAAATTTGGGAATAAGATTTATGCTAATCGCAACCCGTTACAAAAAGAAACGGTTTCAAAACAACTACCTTTGAATGAACCCGATATAGTTAACGGAAAAGAATTACTTTCGTTTTCGGAAAAGTTAAAAAACAATCCTTTTTAAAATATAAGTTATGGAAAAAGAAATATGGAAAGATATACCTGAGTATGAAGGTTTATATCAAGTAAGTAATTTAGGAAATGTTAAAAGTTTACCAAGACAGTGGTTATGCGGTTTTTCTGCAAAGAGAGAACATAATGGAAAAATATTAAAATCACCAATTAATAACAGTGGTTATAAAAATGTAAATTTATTTAAGAATAATAAAGGGAAAAATTATCGTGTTCATCAATTAGTTGCAATGGCTTTTTTAAATCATAAAATATGTGGTTATGATTTAGTAATTGACCATATAAATGATAATAAATTAGATAATAGAGTTGAAAATTTACAAATAGTAACTGCAAGATTTAATGTTAAAAAAACACAAGATAAATATTTAAGTAAATTTAAAGGTGTATCTAAAAGACCAAATAATAAATGGCAATCAACAATAACAATAAATAAAAAACAAATATATCTTGGAATATTTAATTGTGAATTAATCGCACATTTGGCATATCAAGAAGCATTAAAGAAATATAATTTAGTATAATATATCATACAAAAACACGAATTATGGATGAATTGACAATTATAAAAGGCAAAGTGTTATTAGACACTACATATTTAAAAATTAAACTTAGCCTTGAAGAAATAAAAGAACGTGCTTCAAATAGATACGATTTAATACATTCAATGGAGCGTAGTTTAGTAGACCTTCAACAAGTTAAGATTGCGTTTGACGCTATGGAAAAAGAACTAAGGGCAGCACTTCAGCAAAACTTTCGACTTGAAAAGTTACTGCAAGAGGAGAAATTCAAAAATAAAGATTTGCAAATGGAGTTAAAACTAAAAGACGTAGAATTATGAATCAATTAAAAATGTATCGTGTTTTTAAAGTTTACGATTTACTTCAAGAACGTCCAAGAACCATTCCAACGATTTGTAGATATTTGAATGTAAGCGAAAGAACTGTTTACCGGTACTTTGATTTATTTAAGAATTTAGGGTTTGTAGTTCAAAAACACGAATTTAATAAATACCAAATAAAAAGATGAGGTGTAAAAACTGCAAAGAGAAATTCGAACCCGCTCGGTTTAATATGAAGTATTGTTTAAAAGACGAATGCGTCCGTGTTTTCGTGGAAGAAGTAAAGAATAAAACTTGGAAAAAGACGAAACAAAAAGCGAAGTTAGTAAAGGAAAACGCAGGGCACTTCTTCAATGCAAATAACCATTATAACGTAAGGTTTGACGAAAGGAATACGCATTTACAATGTGAACACTGTAATACCTATTTGAGTGGGAATCTAATCGAATATCAAAGAAACTTAATTCATAAAATCGGAATAGAAAGTTGCCACGAATTAGAAGCTGATGCAAGGAAAACACGAAAGTTTACAAAAGACGAACTAAAAGAAATAATAACCGAGTATAAACAAAAAGTAAAACAATTAGAAAATGATAACCAATTTTGAAGAACACACGCACGAGTTAACAAGCGAAGAAATGGAGATACTTCCAATAGTAATTCACGGATTTAGAAACTATAAAAAAGAAAATCCTATAAAAGCTGAGTTGATTGTAACACGAATGAATGAATTTTTGACTGCAAGGGGATTTAAAACACGGATGACACAACCAAGATTGCGTAAAATGGTTAACTACATTCGTACAAACGGCATTATTCCGTTAATAGCTACGTCAAACGGCTATTTTACAAGCGATTGTAAAGAAACCATAGCAGAACAAATTAAAAGCTTACAGGAACGTGCTAATTCAATTCAACGATGTGCAGAAGGATTAAAGAAATTTTTATAAATATTTTTCTTTTTTCGTTTTTATGTTATTCTTTTTAGTATATTTGTACACGTTTAACAATTAAATTATATTTTATGAAACATTTATTTAAAGCATTGGCAGACTTCCAACAGGAAGTGCCAGTAATTCACAAAGGAACGCAAGGATACGGTTATAGCTTTGCAGATTTACCAACTATTTTCAATGTAATTAATCCATTACTTAAAAAACATGGATTAGGGTTTACGCAGTTAGTAGGTAAAGACGAAATCACTACAATGTTATTTCACATTGAAAGCGGTGAAAGTTTAACAACAAATACAAGTGTACCGAATAACGTACAATTAAAAGGAATGAATGAATTTCAAGTTATGGGTTCTGCAATTACTTATATAAGACGTTATGCACTTTCTGCAATGCTTGGAATTATTACCGACAAAGACACGGACGCAGCAGGTGAACAAGTAAAAGCCGTAAACACGGAAAAGAAACCTAAAATAGAAGGCGAACGCTTTTTAAAAGCTATTGAAGCTATCCGTAATGGTGAATTTACAGCCGAAGAACTACAAGCGAAGTTTGAATTAACTGAATTACAACAAAAAGCACTTTTATTATTATGAAAATACGAGCTTCACAAATAGGAAAAGTAATGAGTCTCCCCAAAACAAAAGGGGAGGTTCTTTCTAAAACTACAAAGACCTACATTCAGGAACTTGCAATCGAACATAAATACGGAATCCGTAAAGAGTTTTGGAGCAGATACACTGACAAGGGAAATGAAGTAGAAAACGATGGAATCGAACTTGTTAACGATGTGTTGAATTTAGGCTTTATTTACAAGAATGAAGAGAATCTAACCAACGATTATTTAACTGGAACGCCAGACGTAAACACGAATGAAATTCTTTTGGATGTAAAATGCAGTTGGGATGCTACAACTTTTCCGTTTTTTGAAACTGAATGTCCAAACAAAGATTACTACTACCAGCTTCAGGGTTATATGTGGCTTACAGGTAAAGACGAATCACTTTTATGTTATTGCTTAGTCAATACACCTTTTCAAATAGTTGAGGACGAGGTTAGACGTGAACATTGGAAACAAGGGTTAATAGATGAAAGTTTGGATGTAAGAGACTTTGTACAGTCGAAACATAACTTTGACCACATACCAAGAGAAAAGCGCGTGAAAGCCTTTAAAATAACAAAAGACGAAAGCGTAATTGAACAAATTAAAGAACGAATAGAGTTAGCACGTGAGTATTATAACAATTTAATTAATGAACTATGAAATTGTTTTTAAATGACATTAAAGATTATGCGTTTAAAAGTGTGTTTAATGATAGGATATCAGCTAAAACAATATATAAAGATGATATAATTATATTAAATGAAATTTCAAGAAAAAGTTATGGGCTTGAATATTGGCATTTAAGTAAATATTCAGAAAATGCGTGTGTATATTTTTTATTAGAACAGGAAGAAGTTGTTTATATAGGGCAAACAAGGTCATCAGATAGAATTAAACAACACATAAAAGATAAAATATTTTCTGATGTTTGGTTTATTCCAGTTAAGTTTCCTTATAACATGGTTTTTGAAAATAATCTTTTGTCAAAATATAAAACAAAATACAATAAAAGATATGGAAAAAAAATAGAAGAAAATTACATGAGATTTTTAAGGCCAAAATATATGGTTGCGCAAGAAGAAATTAATAATGTTTATTTAAATTTATAAATTATGAAAGAAGATTTAAAAGTAATGGGTTACTACAAAAACACGACCCGAGAGCAAATAGTGCAAATCAAAGACTTTAAAAAAGATAAAGTTTGGTACGAAACAATAAGACAACACGAAACAAACCCTATAACGGAGTTTTGTTGTTCGGTTGAAAGATTTAAACGATTATATATTAAAACAAAGTAAAAATGGAAAAGACAATTAACGAAGAAGAGTTTATAGGTATTATAGGCAACGAGGCTTATTTTAAGTTTGCTGGAGATATTTATAAGTTACTCAAAGAAAGCGAAGCATATAAACGCCAAGATGACGTAGTGTATTATATTGGAGCATCACCTTTAAACGAAACAACGTGGTTTCATTATGAAGCATCTTTATTTAAAAAGCTGGAGGGTGATGAGTTTGGGTTTACTCGAATGATAATAACCGATGACTTAGATACGACGTTAGACCGCATTAATTACGCAAAAGACGAAATAAAAAAGAACGGCGGTGAAGATGGAATTTGGATTAATCATAAATAAATAAGTAAAATGGAAAACAAAGAATGGAGTACGGGTGCTTGGAAAAAGCAGACTCAAAAAGGCGAAGTAATTAACTTCACTATCAACAATGTTAAATATTCAATGTGGGTTAACAGCTATAAAAAACAGGATAACCACCCTGATTATAAAATAGTAATTAATGACTTTAAACCTAAGCAACAAGGTGAACAAGCAAAGCCAACAACTGGAAAGCCAAGTTACGGCAATAAAGACTTTGACGATTTTTTAGGTAACTTATGAATTACGCAGCACAAGTATTAAGCGAAGCGAATGAAGTAACGAGGGCAATGGTTAAACAGTACCTACAAAAACACGAATTAAGCTTAAACGCTTTTTCTAAGTTAGTAGATATAAGACAACCTAACCTGCATAAGTTTATGAGCGGAAACACTTTATCCAGCAAGTCAATAGAAAAGCTGGGTGAGTTCTTTAGTAAATAACGTATTCAGATAGTTACCATTAGAACACTTACTGAATCATTTTTGGATTGTGGTAACACGGTCGGAAGGCGGAACGTAAAAAATTCCGCTTTTTTTTAAAACTTATATTATGGAAAATTATAATAAACTTATTGGGTTTACAAAATGGAAAATGTATCGTTTAACTGGTAGAAGCCAAGATTATTTAGACGTATTACATTCAGCATATTTAAGAGATGGAGACATATACAAATCAATTACGAATGAATGTTTCTTGTTATTAAAAGAGAAATGGGTACGGAATCAGCATAAGTTTGGGTTTAATCCTCCAGAACAAAAACAATGCAGGATGTGCAAAGAAACATTACCAATTGCAGAATTTAGAATTCTTCATGATTTAAAATTAGATGTTAAAACAGTTAGGTTCATTTGTAAGAAATGCGAAAATCAATATCAACTGAAATATGTTAGGAAACAAAGGCAGAAAAGAAAAGACTATGTCAATAATTTAGATCAAGATATAAGAAAAGCAATTGAGAAAGAATACAATACAACTGATTATAAAAAAATATATTCGATATGCCGAAAATTAAGTATTTAAAAAAATATCAAATTATTTTGCAGTTATATTAAA